CCACTCATGATCTCTCACGCTCACAGTGATCGACGGCTTGTGACAACAGAAGTTCGTCTGGTATTCTAACCACATCTCTAGCTGTTCGATAGCTGTCATGTCGTTACGTGTGAGTGCGCCAGTCGGTGCTTTCATGGGGAAGCTAAACACGGTCGTGGTGTGTGGGTTGTAGACACAAGGTGCGTGAGGGAAGCCTGCGTCACGCATGAACGAACAAAGGGGATCGTGATTATCAGCACGGACGGTCCTGCAATAGAACGGCGAGTGCCGCGCATGTATTCCTGACGCCGAGTCACAGAGGCTTGAAACCGTCCCACTTGGCTTGACACAGGTGACAGCAGCCGCCGTGTTGATCCCGAGCTTCTGAGCCCATTCGTGGTTAGTCTGTATTGCGACCTCGCGAAGACGTCGAAGCAGGGCACCGAGGCCATAGCCGTTCATGCCATTAGTGTAGCTGTTGTCCATGATGCCTGTCAGCGATACCCCGAGCAAAGCCTCCTTTTCTGTGTTCTCTTTCCAGATCGGGCGCAAGTATGGAAACGACGTCAACGTGGCCTGTATGGTCCCGAGGATCGTCGCAAGCCTGATCTTGCGCTCAAGGTCAGCCGGTGTATCTGTGGCTCTGACCACGACCTCTGTGAGGTTGCAGAACTGACCGCCTGTCGCCGGTATGCCCTTGCCTGTCTCAGGATCGATGCGCTGTCCTCGCAACACGATCTCCGAGCAGGGGTTTGTCCCGAACTCGTTCATATGGTCGCGACCTATCATCTCAGCATGTCGCCGCGCAGCCTCGCGATTAAAGATACCACGCTCACCTGAGCCACTCTTAGCCAAACTGAGCCATTCTTCCATGAACTCGGTCGAGGTAGGCGTGTGCTCGTAAGCCACCGAGTTGTTCGACAGGGCAAAGTGCTGGTTGTCCTTCCACCACTCGCCAGACTTCGCAACACGCATCTCATCGTCGCCAAGATCGCTTAGACTGATCAGCGCCGACCTTCTGACACCACCAACGACCACCACTTGGCCTATCATGCAGACCACCGAATGGACCTCGATTGGCGTGAGCTTTCTGCCCTCTGCGCCTTTAAATATCTTGACCGTGTGGTCAAAGAGCTTCTGTAACGGCTCAGGCCCCGAGGCACGTCCCCCAAATGTCCGCAACGGGGCACCGGCAGGGCGTACCAGTGAAAGGTCCCAGTCAGGCTGGCGCCCCATCCACAATAGATTGAGGAGGTCTTGGTATGCGTAGGCCCACCCTTCTTTACTGTCCTCGACGATGATCAACTCGGACCCATCAACGATGAACGGCGGCACCTGTGGCAGGCTATCGACATACTTTTGCTCACAGCTAAAGCCAACCCCTGTGCCGTTCAACAAAATGTACAACACCTCCGAGAACGTCTGAGGATGGTCGATAGGCGTGTAGGAGCAATTGAATCCTGCGATATTTGAGCGGTCTAATGC